TTTATTGGAGGCGCAACTGGAACACATTTGCCCTTCAATCAGACATATCGGCATCCGTAGTTGCAGGATCAAGCAGTGATTCAATTTCCCCAATCAACACGGTTATTGCCGGAACCTACACTCCGGCAGTTTCCACTTACCATGATTTGGTTTGTGGAAGTAATGTAACTTTACGATATATTCCAGGAGATCCAAACAGATTTAGTGTTAATTTTGGTTTATCTTGTTATGGCATAATTTACAATGGGTTATATTATCCAGCTTGCGGTTCGGATGTGTCGGTTCACATGGTGGCATTACCAAACACCCCTCCATATCCACGGGCTGAAGTTCAATTTCAGTGGTCATCTGGATTTACTCAAGAATATATCAACATCCAATTATCAGGAAACCCAAGCCTAATTCAAAAAAACATAAACTTCATCATAGATGGATTACCTAGCTGCACATTTCAAGTGTTGGGATATGGAGAGCTTATACAAGTCAATGGAGGCACTGCCAGCATTTCAATATCCCAAGTTCAGATGAATGCCGGAGGATCTTGGAGTTATCCTACTTGACATCCATCTTGTCGGAATGTAAACCAGACCTACTGAAATGATAGTAGCAATTGCATACCACAATGGGGATCTTACGCTCATGCGGAGATGGGCGAATCAAGTCAAGCAGCTTGGCCCATACATGAACCATGAGATCATCCTATCTCCGGTCAGGGGAGTGACCACTGACGGTATCCTTCTTCCCCTAGAGAACTGCTTTAGGAAAGTCCATATCGTTCCAGCCAATCACTCCGAACAGGGTTGGCCCGTGAGTTGCAACAGGGCATTCCAGAACATTGCTTGGCATTCAACGCTCGTCACCAGGCAATCATTCCTCTTTATGGAGCCTGATGCCATTCCTCTTTGCGAGGGATGGATTGACCAGATTGAGGCAGAATATCGTCAGTGCCAACGTCCATTCATGGGAGACTTTGTGGATCTATCCTCTGCCGATATCCCTGGAGGGATTGACCACATGAGCGGAATTGGCGTGTATGATTGGAATCTTTCCCAGACTGCATCCCGTGTGTTCAACTGCGTGTCCAACATCAAGTTTGCCGATGGGCATACCAAGGAAGAGGAATATGCCTGGGACATCTTTGCTGCTTCCGATATAGTTCCCAAGATGCACCGGACTACCCTGATCCAGCATGATTGGAGGGGAACCAGTGACCGATCCCATGAGTGGCGCAAGAATAACGTGGAGCCTTCCTTTGTGAGGCCGGGGGCAGTTATTTACCATCCCGATAAGAAGGGAGTTCTTTTAAACGATGGGCTTGCTGGCCCGTCGAGTAGTGTGCAGGGAGATCCTGCGACGGGGGGTGATGCGATAACTACCTCCTCATTTAATCACGACGAGCCAGCTCCTATTGATGAAAAAACAACCGAAATACAACAAGAAGCTCCCTTGGCAGGGACGAAAGAAACTCAACTTGGAGCCATTGACAACGCAATCAACGTCCTTGCCTTCCACCACAAACTCGGCGGGTGGAACAGAAAGCACGTCAAAGAAAGCCTCGTCAAAGCAGGATTCGCAAAAGCCTCGAAAGTCAAGCGTGCTGGAAAGAAAGTTCGCCCTTCTTTGGTCAACGCTTAAAGGGGGAAGTCTTGTAGAGGAGCATAGGTTTCATCCGGTCAGGAAGTGGAGGTTGGACTTTGCCCATCTTGAAACCAAGGTGGGGATTGAGTTGCAGGGAGGCGTGTTTAGCGGAGGCCGTCATGCCAGAGGATACGGAATCGTCGGAGACTATGAAAAGGGCAATGAAGCTATCTTTTGCGGTTGGGTGATTATCCAGCTATCTGCCAAACAGATCACCACGGAGAACATTGAGAAAATTCGTGAGTTGATTGCAAAAAGATCGTTAAATAAATAAATTATTGCGGCTATTCGCAAAACCTATTGACAAAAGTAGCAAAAATTTGCTAATCCAAGAATTGCTGTATCTCATTTAACGATGAGAAGGGGGTCGCTCCCCAATAAAATAAACTGGCTGTAACTGGAAATCGCCTACCAGAAAAAACAGAATCGGGCATCACGCTTGATTCAAAAACAAACTTTAATAAGAAAACTCTTATTAAAACAAACCACATTACTCTTTAATAATCATGTCTGCTACTATTTCATGCTCTACAGTGAATGACATCTTTGAGCGGGAAACTTCCCGTTTCAACGTTGACATTTACGAGCGTTATTCCGTGGATGGCCCTTGGGGTCGTCTGGTGCGTGTTGGCAAGTTCCCCCTTGGTATGGGCACAACCCTGACTGAAGTCACGGTTGAGCGTGTGCTTTCCGGTAACTTTGAAAACACCTGGGCTAACGTTTCCACCTCGTCTGGACTTGGCTCCCCCAACAACGTTGCGGGTTGCAATCCTACTCCTAACAGTCTCAATTTTGGTCAGACGCTCCGTACTTGGCAGCTTCAGACTCAGGCTTATCAGACTCCTTGTATCTGCTTGGACGATCTGAAGACTGCGTTCCAAATCGAGGCCCAGGTTGGAAAGACCGTTGATCAGCTTACCCAGTTGACCAAGACGGTTCTGGACAATCGTCGCCGTGCAGAGTATCTGCGTATCGTTGGAAAGTCGGTTGCCGGAGATGTGACCCAGACTGTTTATCAGTCCGCTACCATCAACGGAACCACTGTTCCCAATGCGCTTTACAACAGCGTCACTGGCAATGCGATCCCCGCTCCTACGGCAAAGCTCTCACAGGACTTCCTTGATGTCCTGCGTGTTCAGCTTATCCGTGACGGTGCTGGTCACAATGCCCTCGGTAAGGAGAACGGTGTTCCCGTGCTTGGTCTGATCACCTCGCCCGAAACGAGCCGTGATCTGCTCCGCAACAATGCTGATCTCCGTCAGGATATCCGCTATGCCACCCCTTCGGAACTCATTGCACCTCTTGGTGTGGAGCGTTCCTTCCAGGGTTACTACCACCTGATTGATCTGGAGCTTCCTCGCTTCGTGTTCAGCAACAACCAGTGGGTACAGGTTTATCCTTACATCCAGCAGTCCACGAACAATGGATATAGCTGGGAGATCAACCCTGCCTACAACGTTGCTCCTTACGAGGTTTCGTATGTGTTCCACCCGGACGTGTACGAGGAGAGCGTTCAGCAAGTTGGGCCAAACATCCCCGGTGCGCCGTTTGACGATTATCCGTACTACTATTCCGGTCAGTTCTTCTGGCTGAATATTAGGGATGCCGTGAATAACCCGCTGGGTAAGATCGGTCGTTGGCTCGGAATCTTCCAGAGCGGAAGCCGCCCGATTGCTCCGTACCTTGGTCGCGCTATTATCCACAAGCGTTGCCCATACGACGTTAGCTTCGTCGGTTGCTACTACTCCTAATCGGTAGTTAATCAAGAAGGGGCCATCAGAGAAATCTGGTGGCCCTTTTCTTTTGCCCTTGACCCATCTAGCTCCTAGCCTTTTACTTTGATTGCGTATGTCTGCTATCACCCAAAACCTTTATATTGAACAGGGAACTGATTACTCTGTGGTGGTGAATGTGAGCAATACTTCGGGAGGAGTGTTTGACCTTACAGGGGCCACGGCAGCTTCAGTTATTAAATCCCCAACTGGCACTTTGATTGAATCATTTACCACGTCAATCAATGCTTCTGCCGGAGTGATCACGCTTTCTCTTACTGGAGCCACCACTGCTGCGGCATCCATTACCGGAGCGGCAAAGTGGGATTTGATTGTGAAGTTAAGCACAGGCAAGTTCTATCGACTGATCCAGGGTGATGTGTTTATTTCCCCTGCTCAATCCACGTTGAGCTAAAATGGCTACGCTATACTTCTACGACTCCACGGGAGTTGGGGATTGGCATAATTCAGCTAATTGGTACACGGGAGCGTATAGCGGGGGGGTTCCTACTGGTCATGCCAATAGAATCCCCACGGCTTCTGATAATGTGGTGATTGGGTATTCTGGGAATACTGATTGGCAACACCTATCAATCTTAACCAATACTGGATCTACAGCAGTCTGCAACACGCTTGATTTGTGGGGAAATAATGATATTGATGGAAATTCTGTTGTCATAAACATAGAAGTTAACAACTCTGGAATGGCAACATTCCATGAATATACAATTAACGTAGGAACGATTGACAACAATGCCACGTTTAATGATTATTCATTTAATAACAATATAATCAACGGAGATGCTGTTTTTAATGGATATTCAGCAAATGGATTCAATGTTAATGGGTCAGCTACGTTTAACGATTATTCAATAAATAACAACGGTACTGTATCTGGAACAACAATATTTAACTATCCAGCTTACATTGGTGGAGTTAATGGAGGAACTTCGCTTGGAGGGGTGATTCTTGCAGGGTCTTATCCATTTAAGCAAGATTCATCTTATTGGTATTGGTTTAATTTCTCTGGAGATGATGATTACAATAACTGGGCAAACTGGGTTTATTGGGGTGGTGGACATAGTTCTTCTGTCTGGGAATCTAGCGTAGACCATGACACTCCATACACAATCGGGGGATCTCCCAATATTATTTTAGGGTTAACAACATCTACCTTGCCTAGCTTAACTGGAATTTCAAGTTTGGGATTTGGATATAATGCCGTTAACCAAGCAAGCACAAACATACCACTTACATTTTACAATTCTTCATCTAACGGTGCATCTATAACTGGTGGAGCAACTTTTAATGATTCTTCAGTTAACAATTCAACAGTAACTGGAGGAACGGCCTTTAATAATAATTCATATAACGCAAGCACGGTTGATTCTGCAATATTCAGTAATAGCTCATACAATGCAGTTGGAGCGGTTGTTACTGGGACTTCATATTATTTCAACAGCACAGTAAATAAAGGAATTTCAAATTCAGTTATTCTTTTTAACGGAAGTTCGTCTGGATCTACTGCAACGGACACTACTGGATACGCTAGTGGAATAGTTATTGGTCAAACTACAGTTTATCCACATTCTACTCCTATCACAAGCTGGATATTTTCATCTACTAGCCTTGCGGCTGATGGAACGGTTACTGGATCTGCTTCATTTCAAGGATCAAGAGTATGTAATGGAACCGTAAATGGTTCAGCATCATTTGTTGGAACAACTCAAAATAATGGAACGATAAATGGATCTGGATCTTTTTCTGGATCATCTGTAAGTTCTGGAACTGTAACTGGAGTTGCAACATTTTCTGGAACTTCTCAAAATCAAGGCACAATATCTGGAGTTGGAACATTTTCTGAATCGTCTATCAGTTCTGGAATTGTAGTTGGAAATGCCACTTTTAACGGAGCTTCCTATAATACCGGAGTTATACAATCAAACGGGTATTTCCATTCAACTCAATCGTCTTCTGGAACCATTGATGGAAACGCATACGTTTATACGCCATATCCATATCCATTTTCCGCAACAGTGTTGGGAACGATTTACTACTATGGGTACAATTTTATACCTGGGGTTGTGTTAAACACCTCCACCATTGGGGCCACTGTTACTACGCCCCTCAATACCTCCACCAT